AATATCTATAAATATAATAAATTATGAGCTTAAATAAATAACCATAATAATAATTATTGTAGAATCATGAATATAGAAAAATTTAAAAACAAAGGGCTTAGTGGATTAGTAAATTTGGGAAATACGTGTTTTGTGAATTCATGCATACAAATATTATCACATACCTATGAATTACATGAATTTCTAGATAAAGAAACATATAAAAAAAAAATAAATAACAAACCTGATTCATTATTGTTATTAGAATGGGATAATTTAAGAAAAATGTTATGGGAAAATAATTGTGTCATATCTCCTGGAAAATTTATTAAAACGATTCAAAAAATTGCGGAAATTAAAAACGCGAATTTATTTACTGGATATTCACAAAATGATCTTCCAGAATTTTTTTTATTTTTAATTGATTGTTTTCATAATTCAATTGCGAGAGAAATCAATGTTAATATTACTGGAGAAGTAGAAAATGATAAAGATAAATTAGCCGTAAAATGTTTTGAGATGATTAAAAATATGTATTCCAAAGAATATTCCGAATTTTGGTGTTTATTTTCAGCCGTTCATGTATCAAAAATTACTTCTGTCAACTCTGGAAAAGATTTAGTATTAACCCCAGAACCTTATTATATGTTAGATTTACCAATTCCAATGAATAAAAAATCCCCCACATTAATGGATTGTTTTGATTTATATGTAGAAGTAGAAACATTAGATGGTGAAAATGCATGGTACAATGAAAAAACAAAAGAAAAAGAAATGATTCAAAAAAGGATTCAGTTTTGGTCTTTTCCGACTATTTTAGTAATTGATTTTAAAAGATTTAATAATAATAATAAAAAAAATCAAATATTAATTACATTTCCCTTGGATGATTTAGATTTATCAAAATATGTTATTGGATATAATAAAAAAAATTATATTTATGAATTATATGGTGTTTGTAATCATAGTGGTGGAGTTTTAGGAGGTCATTATACAGCATACGTTAAAAATGCGAATAATAAATGGTATAATTTTAATGACAATCAAGTTTCCGAAGTCGGAACCAAAGAAACGATTATTTCACCAAAAGCATATTGTTTATTTTATAGAAAAAAAGGTCTTTACAAATAAAATACAAATAAAATATAAATAAAATAATTATTATACTTTATCTATTTCATCATGAATATTTAGTTTTTCATTAATATCTATTTTTATATCATTTTTAACGTTATCACCATCATTTATTAGTACGTTATTTTCTGTTAATAAATGTGACATATTATTGGTTGCACGAAACACTTCACTAGCTAAACTTGAAGGAATATTATAAATAGATTGCAAAGAATTTATTTTAATTGGAACCATTTCATCATTTATTTTTTTTTGTAAAATACTTGATTTTTGCACTAAAACTGAATAAGTTTTAAAACTATGATTTAAAAATTCAATACCATCATCTCCTCTATTGGAACGAGATAATGATAATGTTTTATAAATATCAACTGATAAAGTATAAAATTCTTTACTGGTTGTTAATTCAAGTTCCATTTGACTTTGAATAGATAAATATAATTTAATTGAAACAATAATTCCACAAATAGCACTTAATATACAGTTCGTAATAGAAATAGTTGATTGAATTAAAAAAGATTGAACACCTACTGAAATAATCGTATTTATTGCAGAAATAATAATAACTGGAATATCAAAATAATTTGAAAAGTTTTTTAAAGATAAAAAACGTTTACGATGAACTTCACTCATAGTGTAAGAATTTAAACGAATATCATCTAATACTTTTTCAATGTCATCACTCCATACAACAGGTACCTTTGTCAAAGAATTTACTTTTTCTTCTAAATTAGGAGAACTCATTTATAAATAAAATTTTTATTTTTTTTATTACAAAAATTTTAACTCTTTTTTTATTTCTTTTAACTAAATTTCTTTTAACCATTATATATAATATATACAATGGTAGTTGCAATTAATACATCATCAACCGTAGAACCAGTAAACATGTATGATAATTTAAATTCTTTTATATTAAGTCCTGGTATATTAATTATTATTTTTTTAATTATTGTTGCTTACTTCATACTATTTTCTTCTTTAGGAAATAACGAAAATACTAGTTCTGATGATAAAACGGGAAACATAATAGGTATAGTCATTGTTGTAATATTAGTTATATTAATCATCATCAATGCATTTCAATATTTTTTTGACATTAGTATTACTGCATATTTTAACGATATGTTAACACCTCATAAAAAAATAGATATTGTTGTAGACCAAAATACGTATCATCCCTCACCTGCTGTGCAAGTTCAAAAACAAGTATTTAACATTCCTGGAAATCATTATAATTATGAAAATGCAAAGGCTATATGTAATGCATACAACGCCGATTTAGCGACTTATCAACAAGTAGAAAAATCTTACGAAAATGGCGGTGAATGGTGTAACTATGGATGGTCAGAAGGTCAAATGGCATTATTTCCTACCCAACAAGCAACCTACGATCATTTACAAAACATAAAAGGTCATGAACATGATTGTGGACGTCCAGGAGTAAATGGTGGATACATTGCAAATCCACAAGTAAAATTTGGTGTAAATTGTTACGGAAATAAACCTAGAATGACCGAAGAAGAAGAAGACCTAATGAATGTATCCACACCTTATGCAGAAACCAATGAAGAAATTAATTTCAAAAAACGTGTTGACTATTGGAAAGAAAATGTAAATGATATACTTGTATCACCATTTAATTATAATAGTTGGGCTCAAGCCTAGCTACTCTATAGCTCCAAGTAATAATAATAAACATTAGAAAGTAAAAAGTAGAAAATATAAAAAAAAGAAGAGAAAATAATAAATAATAAATCGTATAATAATAAATAGAATACATAAAAGAAGACATACATAACAAACAAATTCCTGATTTTATCATTACTATAAAAATATTATTACTGTGATGATTATTAATAAGATAATATTCTACAAAAAATATGAAATGGTCTAAATAGCTTACGGAATTAGAAGGTAAAACAACTACCTCTACCATAAATTTTCTACATATCGGACAAACTGGTTTCATATGATACCATTTAGCTAAGCATTCATTATGAATCCATCCATCACAAAGACAATTTTTTATGAATATTGTTTGATCTTTTAATTTTGTTAATGGAGATTTATTTTCTAATTCATTTTCAAAACATATAAAACACATATTTATTTCTTTTACTTTATCTTTTTCTTCATTTTCTTCATTTTTTTCGTCTTCATCATCAAAGTAATAATTTGTAGTTATAAAAATCATTGTTATATTACAATATAATTATAATATAACAAATACATTAATTTTTATGTTTTTTTGTAGAGTTTTTATTATTATTTAATTTTTTTATTCTTTGGGTTCCACCCTTTTTTCTCTCTTTATTACTTTTTCCATTTTTATTTTTATTATTCTTATCATAATGTTTAACTAAATCTAATAATCTATCATGAACATCATCGTTAATTGTATCATCATCATCATGATTATCATGAATATTATCATATTTATTATCTTTTTCTAAATTCCCTCCTCCATTATACATATTATGATATGAAAGAGTCCAATTGGGAACAACTAAATCATTAAAAATATCAGATACATTATTCATTTCTTCTTTCATTCCTCCTTTCATTTCTCCTTTCATTTGTCCTTTCATTTGTTCTTTCATTACTCCATTGTTTAATGTTATAATCGGCGACATTCCTCCTTTTAACATAATTGAATTTACACTAAAACCACCGCTATAAATTCCATTTTCTTTATCATTATTAAAAACTAGTTCATTTGCATCAATATAGTTCATATAAAATATATGTATTTTAATTTAATTAAAAGAAATCCGCTTTAATCATCTGAATATCGTTTTAAATCTCTGAATAACGCTTAATTTCTGGAATTATTTTACTAGTTCTTTTATTTTTTAGATGTTCCATAATATATTTCAATTGTGTTTCATTCACTATAATTTCTGCTAAAGTATTTTCAATATATTTAAAAGTTAAGGGTTCGGTAACTTTTGTATTTGCAAATTTTAATTTTCCATCAGTAATTTTTATGGTGGAATTTGTTATTTTTTTTTCATTTGCGTAATTTATAATATTTTCGGATAATTGGTTACGACTATCTCTTAATAACTTAATTTTTTCATTTAAATTTTTAATTTCATTATCAATGGAAACCCATTTTTGTATTTGATTTTCAAAGCTCATAGTTTATTTTAAAATATTTTAATATTTTATTATTTTAAATTAATGTTAAATATAAAAAATGAAGTTTCAAAAAATTTAATTTTGGGTGATATAAATATACAAAAAAAATATGGCAAAACAGAAAAAGTTGTATTATTTGCAAATGCTAGAGATGAAAAACATATAAGAGAATGGGCAGCTCATCATTTATTATTAGGATTTGATAAAATAATTATTTATGATCATAAATCAATTATTCCGTTGAAAGAAGTATTTAAAAATTTTGATAAAAGAGTATTTATTATAGATGCATCAAAACATGAAGGACCTGTTAAAATTTTTCTCATGAATTATTCAGTAGGTATAGCAAAAAAGCTTAAAGTGGATTGGATGATTTACTTAGATGCTGATGAATTTATAATTTTTAATGATGCAAATATGAATGTAAAATCATTTTTAGATAATTACAATCATGCGCATTCATTAGCGATTAATTGGTTAATGTTTGGTTCAAATTATTTGATTAATGATCCAGATGGACTTATCTTAGAAAATTATACAAAGTCCGAATTATTAATGAATGAACATGTTAAATCATTTGTAAGACCTAATGAAATTATTCAGGCAAGTAATCCTCATTTTTATCACATTAAAAAAAATGTACACATGTATGATATATTAAGTAGAAGAATTAAAGAGCCTTATGCTAAAAATAGTATGAATTTAAATTTTTATCAAATTACAGCATATATTGCTCATTATATTACACAATGTGAGGAATCATTTATACAAAGAAAATGTAGACCTACTGATGATACAGGAGGTATAAAAAATACGATAGATAATAATTTTAATGATCTTCATAATAAGCATAACAGTTATGATAATTACCATCCAAAAAATACATACACAAATAAAATAAAAGATTTTTTAGAAAAATATAATCACCAATATTAATTATTTTAAATTTTATATATTTTAAATTTTATATATTTAAAAAAATATAAAATTTAATGTCTAATGTTTAATGTCTACGTGTTCTTCTACCTCCTTTTAACCCACGTTTTCTTCTATATGTTTGTTGCATTCCTAAAATACTAAATGGTACGATTGCCTGGTTAAATATTTGAGACCAATATCCTCCTTTTCTCTTTCTAGTTCCAGCTTTTTGTCCTTGAAGTCCTACAATAGCATTAGAGTTACTGTTACTACTTTTAGATGAATCAAAAACATTGTCATATTGTTGATTTGGTGTTCCAACCGTAGCTCTCATATAAGTAGAAGCAGAGTCGTAGGATGAAGGATTAGCCGCCCCTTCACCTCCTCTTTTATATCTTCTACGATTACTTCGTTTTCTATAATTCATACGTGGCATTATATATTTTAACAAGATTAAAAAATATAATATATATTAAATTTCGCATTTACTTAATTTTTTATTTTTATTTTTATTTTTAAAAAAAGATCTTTTTGTAAAGCAAGAATATTTTTTCAAACAATGAAAGCATTTATTTAATTTATGAAACTTCCTAAAAACCCATTTTTTCATATATGTTTAAACAATTTATAGTATATTCTTATATTTATTTTACAAATTACAAATTAAAAAATTTATTGGTTAATTGTTTATTACGCAATATAATAATTAAAATAACCAAAATTGCTAAAATCATAATAAAAATCATAAAAACAAGAGTAACCGTAATGTAAATATAAGGATTAATTTCATATAAAATAAAATCTATAATTGGTTTTAAAATTAATTTAAATTCATTTTTTATTTCATCTCTTTTTAAAATATTTAAAAAATCTTTTACTAAGGAGTCTTTCATAATTATTATAAATAGTTTTTAATTTGTATAAATATATAATTGTATTTATATATTTATTTACTATATAATACATTTTATAAAATATATGCGTGTTTATAAAATTAAATTTTTCTATCTATCCAGTAATGGAAAATATTGTAGAACCCAATCAATCTTTTGATTTTTCAAAATTGTCTTTAGCACATCCATCAGGAATTCAAGGAGGAGCTTACTTTACAAGGATTGAGTATAATAAAAAACCATTATATATACAAACTGAAAAAAGTCTTACAAGACAAGGAATTGTTAAGTCAGGAAAAAAGTTTCATTGTGATTTAATGTTTGATAAAAATTCAGAATCCTTGATTCATTGGTTTGAAAACCTTGAAGAAAAATGTCAAAAATTAATCTATGATAAAAAAGATTCTTGGTTTCAAACTCCTTTAGAAGAAAGTGATATTGAAACCGCATTTAACTCCTTAATTCGTATTTATAAATCTGGAAAGTATTATTTAGTACGAACCAATATTAAAAACAATCAACTAAGTGAAGCAGTGATTAAAATTTACAATGAAAAACAAATACCATTGAATGTAGAAGATATCAAAGCGGAAACCGAAATTATTTCAATTTTAGAAATACAAGGAATTAAATTTACATCTAGAAATTTTCAAATTGAAATAGAATTAAAACAGATTATGGTTTTAGATAATGAACCAATGTTTGACACATGTTTAATTAAATCATTTAAAAATGCAAACATGCTTGAATCTTCTATACAAGTAGATAGGGAAGAACCTTTAGAAGAAAATCCTATTATTAATGATAATATAACAAAATTAAATGAATTTAAAAATGACAATTTTTCTTTGTTAAAAGGAGAAGAATTAGAATTAAAGATAGATACTGAAGAGAAAGATTCTGAAGAGAAAGATAATCATTCTTTTGATTCTTTAGAAAATATAAATATTATTGAGGATAAAGATTCTACTATTGGAATAGAGAATAATAATAATCATACTCATGATAATAATAATCATGATAACAATGATAACAATGAATCCATTGATTTTGAAATTGAAGATTTAAATAATATTAATAACGATGTAGTTCAGGAAAATATAGAAGAAATAAAAGAAATAGAAATGGATTTAGAAAATTTAGAACCGATCAAACTTAAAAAACCCAATGAAGTATACTTTGACTTATACAAGGAAGCAAGAAATAAAGCAAAATTAGCAAAAAAAAATGCAATACTTGCTTATTTAGAAGTTAAGAATATTAAGAAAACATTTATGTTGGACAATTTGATTGATAGTGATAGTGATTTTGACAATGAAGTAGATGAAATATCTGAAAGTGAATTAGAAGGTTTATAAATTTCAATTACTATTAATGTTTAGAATAATTAATATGTATTCTAAAAATTATTTTATCATTAATTTTATATAATGAGCGTATCTTTAAAAAAGCTATGGAATGACTATGGAATTGGAGCTATCATCGTTTTGTTAATTGTAGCTTACGGAGCCACTTTATTTGCCAACTACTTATCCAATAAAGGAATGTCTGGTTATGAATCAAATCAAACGATGCCACAACAATACAAAAACACCAATGAAAGAATGTCTTCTGGAGTTGTCCCTGCAGAACCTTTAGGTCAAAATGAAGTATTTGCATCTGCGAATGGAACAAAAACAAGTATGCCTGGAATTCCATCATCCTGTTCTACTCCAAATGTTCAAAATCCTGCTGAGCTCTTACCAAAAGACAGTAATAGTCAATGGGCACAATTGAATCCTTCAGGCAAAGGTGAGTTATCTAATATCAACTTGTTAAAAGCTGGTTATCATATCGGTATTGACACCATTGGTCAGACGCTAAGAAACGCCAATTTACAAATCCGTTCAGAACCACCAAATCCTCAATTGAGTGTGGGACCTTGGAACCAGAGCACAATTGAACCAGACTTCATGAGACCACCACTTGAAATTGGTGCTGGTGTTCAATAAATTTAAATACATTTTTGTTACCATAATTTTCTAAATATCAAAATCTTTATATTCATTATTTTTACACATATAAATATTTTGAACTCTATTATCCTTTGTAATTTTCTCAATATTATAAATTAATTCGGATAACCAATGATAATTATCTTTATATACATCATTTTGTAAAATTCTTATCATAGAAAATCCATTTTCATTTGCACATGTTTCTTTAAATTTATCGGTTTTTTCTTGTTCTTGTGGTGTCTTCCAATTCATTATTTGTGTAAAATGTTGTGGTCCATCTAATTCAATAATAATTTTTAGATTTGGAATACAAAAATCATAAGGTAAATAACTAATATTTTTACACCATTCTTCTCTTAATTGATAAATTAAAGATGGATATATTTCTTTCATAATTTTATAAAATTTTCCTTCTGTTTTATTATTACAAAACGGACACCAATTCCCATTCTTTACACAATAAAGGATACTATCAAAATCTAAATCACATTTATTACAATTAAACCAATATTTATTGCTATCTCCTTGAAATAAATGTCTTGGATTTTCTATATTTTTAGAACACCAATATTTTACTTTTTCATGAGAAGCAAATGATTTATTATAACAATCTATACAATCATTTTCATAACACATTTTTTTATTTACACAATATGGACACCAACCATCTTTTTCACTTGTTATATCTCTTAATGTTTTTTCAAAATCATGATTACATTTATAACAATCAAACCAATATTTATTTCCGCTTCCTTTAACTATTTGTCGTGGTGAGTTATCATTTTTATTTGACCAATATTTTGATTTTTCGTGTGAAGCAAATGACCGATTGAAACAAGACATACAATCTACATTTTCGCATAATTTAAAACTATTACAATATGGACACCAACCATCTTTTGAAACATATTTTATTTGTTTTTCAAAATTATGACTACATTTATCACAATCAAACAATACTCTTTTATCACCATTTTTCAAAACAAATTCGGGTTTCAAAACATTTTTATTACTCCAATATTTTGCTTTTTCATGTGAAGCAAATGATTTATTGTAACAATCTATACATTCTTTAATACCACATAATTGTTTTTGAGGAATACAACAATAAGGACACCATCTTCCGTTAGATACATGAGATGGATTATTTATAAA